AGGAAATGACGCAGCACACGTTTGACTACGCACTGTTTCAGGCACAATGCCCGGCATTCGCTAGTGACCCTAGTGAAACCGTCCTTACCGCCTATTACGCAATGGCTCAGACGTACGCCAACGACGGATATGACAACTGGTGCGGCGGTTTTAACGGTGCTGCGCTCGATTTGATTCTGAACTTGCTGACCGCACATATTGCGCAGATTCAGGCGCAGATTGCAGAAGGTATAGATAGCGTCATCGTGACTGGCAGCACTATCGATAAGGTCACGGTGTCATTGCTCGCACCACCGGTCAAGGACATGTTTCAGTACTGGCTTGCAACCACGCCGTACGGCAAGCAGGTTCTGGCGCTGGCGCGCGCGCGGTTCGCTGGTGGTTTCTATGTTGCCGTGGGTAACCCGGAACGTCACGGCTTTCGCAAGGTCGGCGGGCGGTTCCGCTAATGGCAACGATACACAGAGTACCGGGGAATGCATCCGGCGCGTTCACCAAGGCGCTTAAAGATTTGTCTGGTGCGAATGTTCGTATCGGCTGGTTTGAATCGTCACGATACCCGGACGACAACGCAACGCCCGTTGCCTACGTTGCAGCTATCAACGAATTGGGGCCGCACAAACGGCCCTTTCTTCAAACGACGGCAGATGCACGCGAGCAGGAATGGGCGGAACTGATGTTGCAGTTATCCCGGCGCGTCGTCACTGGCAAAATGACGACTGAAGACGCACTATCGGCAATCGGTCTGCAAGTGGGCGGTGACATTCAACACAAGCTTGCGGAAATATCGCGCGCAGGCGGTCTGTCGTTGATTACGCTGGTCGCACGCGCGTACCGTCGCGATGGCAAGAAAGTTACCGGCAAGACGATTGGGGAGATTGCAGCGCTTATCAAGAGTGACCCCGACAAGGCGCGCGAAGAAGCCCAGGGCATTGCAGATGCACCGTTGAATGATTCGGGCTACATGCGTGCAACCGTGTCATTTAGCGTCAACATGAATGAACCTGAAAAGGTCGACCAGACATGATTATCCCTGGCTCCAATCTACTCAAACTTGCGTTGTCCGTGCAAGGGTCGCAAACAGTAAACTGGTTTCAGTTCGCCTCACAGAAATCTGGTCCGACCGGCCTGAATGAGGTCACGTACAACGCGACGCAGACCGTTACGCTAGGTAGCGTCCAACCGGTGCCGCGAAACCGGTACGACGCCTATGGACTCGATCGTGAGGCAAAGTACGTCACATGGTTTGTGCCCAACGTTAATGCGCAGTCAGTCAGTCGCGGTCCTGACAAGTCGGGCGACGTCATTGAATACCCGGTCAACAAGGACGGCACGTTGATAGCTGGTGTATCGCGTCGTTATCAACTCGTTGGCGATACACCGTGGTTGAGTTCTGATAGTTGGACATACGTACTTGGTCAGGACATCGGGCCAGCAACGGGAAACACAACAAATGCTTGATTCGGCTATTCAGTTGCAGTTGCAAAATACGCTGGTCGCGGGGCTTGCGGCGCGCAGCGTCACTGCCGGTGTTATCCAGAACAATCAGCCCCGGCAATTCGTTGCGCCGTCGACACCCGCTATCTTTCATTCGTTGGGACCGCGCAAGCCTTGGGGGTGGCCCGCATACAAGGATGTGTCCAACGCGCCGAACTCTGGCTTTACAACGACCAAAACACAGGTGATGCATACACGGTTTCAGATCGCAGGGTGCGCACCAAACGCTAGTCCTGCGACACCGACCGCATTGACATCAACCGACCTTGCTGGCATTGCCAACAGCATAATGACCGACGAAACAAACCTTGCGGCATTCGTCGCCGCAGGTTTCAACGTGTTTCGAGTAATCGATTTAGGCGCTATCTGGTTCAAGGATGACACCGGCCAGAACGTTCTATGGGCACCGTTTGATATCATATTCACGCACAAAGACGTGTTCACAACACAGACTGGCGCGATTACTGACTTTGACGGCACGTTTGACCGCATCTAAACAGGAGAATGCCAAATGGCAATCAGATTTACGAAATTCATCGACATCAATTCGGTGGTCGGTGCTGCGGCACAAGTGCCCCAACGGCAATGGTGTGCCCGCATCTTCACAACAAGCGCGCTAGTTGGGCCTAGCGCAATTCCGCAATTCACCAGCGCGGCCGACGTTGGCGACTTCTTTGGAACGACTTCTGAAGAATATCAACGCGCCGTTGTGTACTTCGATTATGAATCGGTGCTTGGTAACGCGCCGGTCGCAATCCAGTACGCCCGTTGGGTCGAAGTCAATCAGCCCGCGACGATCTACGGCGAGGCAAGTATTGCGACGCTGGCGGCACTGAACGCGATTACGGCCGGTGTGTTGTCGCTCAAGTTCGGCGCGACTACTGTGAACCTGACCGGTCTGGATTTCGCGGCAGATGGAACGCTTGCTGCGATTGCCACGACGTTGCAAACGGCGCTTATTGCAGCAACGGCGCAATCGCCCAATGCTGAACTTACCGCATGCGTGGTCGCATTCAACGCGACGTCACAGGCGTTTGATTTCACCGCAAACCCGACCGTCACGGCAACAGAAACGTTTCAGGTGGTCACACCGGAAGGTGCAACAAGCGCGAATGACGTCGCCGCTGCGTTGGGCTGGTATGCGTCGCAAGGTGCGCTGGTCAACGGGGCATCGCTTCTTGAAACCCGAGTCGCTGGTTTCTCGCGCGTCACCGCACTGAACAACAACTGCGGTGAAATCATGTATACGGACGTGTCGGACCTGACGCTATCCGATGCAACTGCAGTTGGCGAGGCCAATGCGGCACTGAACGTAATGTTCATTTTCCGCGTGTTCGTCAGTCCGACCACATGGGTCGCATGGTCTGCTGCACTGATCGGTATTGCGGGCCTCGGTCTGGAGTACGAGGATATCAATGCCAATGGCGCGGGTGTTCGCCAGTACATTGAAATGTTGCCCGCTTCGATTCATGCTGCGATCAACTTTAATGCCGTCAACGGTACCATCAACTTTATGTACCGTCAGAACAGCGATTTCGGCGCGTCTATCAACGACAACCCCGGTACCGTGCAATCTGATGCGCTCGACGCGGCCCGCGTGAATTACTATGGTGTAACGCAGACGGCTGGCACGAACATCGCGTTTTATCAGCGCGGCAATCTGTGTGGCGGTGCAACTGCGCCGGTCACGTCGACGGTGTTCGCGAACGAGCAGTGGTTCAAGGACATGTGCGGCGCGAATCTCATGAACCTGCAACTTGGTGTCGGGCAGATTCCGGCCAACAAGCGCGGGCAGATCATGTGCGAAAGCGTGCTGGAAGGCAATGAAGCAACCAGCCTGACGCCTGCAACCGGCATTCAACTGGCACTTGCCAACGGCACCATTCAGGCAAACGGTCTGCTGTCGTTGACGCAGCAAATCTACATTACGCAGCAAACGAACGATTCGACGGCATGGCAACAGGTCCAGACGAACGGATACTGGAAAGGTAGCAACATTACGTCGGCCGTCAACAATGGGGTGACTGAATACACGTTGAACTACACAATTATCTATGTGAAAGACAACGTTATCAACACCATCACCGGTTCTCACCAACTGATCTAAGCGGGCATGCGCGGCGTACCGCGCATTTTGTCACAGTTACAAACTTTGGAGCAACAATCATGAATGGTGAAATTGGCGGGTTTGGTCTAGTCATCACGTTGCGGGCAACGACCACATACCCACTTGCGCTGCCTATTGAACAGTTCGCGGATGACGCGGACCCGTTCGATTTCCCCGATATCAACATCGCAGAAGTAGCGATGGGCCTGAATGGCGACATGATTTCGTGGTCAAAGGCCATCCCGTTGCCGTGCACACTGAGTGTCATCCCTGAATCTGATGACGACAACAACCTTGCAGTGTTGCTCGCCGCGAACCGTGTCGGCAAGAACAAGCAATCGGCGCTCGACCGTATCACGCTGGTCGGTCAGTATCCGTCCGGGGCAATCGTTACGCTCAGTACCGGCAAACTGCTTTCCGGTAGCATCAGCAACAGCATTTCGTCGGCTGGTCGTATGAAATCGAAGCAATACAAGTTCGCATTTCAGAACATCACGATTGCGCGTGCGGGTCTGACCGGGTAACTATCCGGCCGGATGCGATAATAGATGGGCCGCTTCGTGCGGCCCTTTTCATTAACAGGAATCCCATCATGATTCAACCAAAACTATTCGAAGACGGTCCGACGTCGCACGGTGGCGCGTCATTCATGCTGTCGAAGTTTCCCGCAACGGTCGGGCGTGAAATCATCATGCAATACCCGACCAGTGCATTGCCGAAAGTAGGCGACTACAGCACCAACGAAGCGCTGATGCTCAAGATCATGTCGCATGTTGCGGTTGCGATTGACGGTCGCGAAACGCCGCTAACGTTGTCGACGCAAGCGCTGGTCGACAACCACGTCAAGAATGCAGAGGATTTGTTACGGTTGGAATGGGCGATGATGAATTACAACTTCGCTTTTTTCGGCAACGGAAAGCTATCCGGTATCCTAGACCGCGTGATGACGCAGGCCGTCGCATTGATTCAGAAAACGTTGACGGACTTATCGCCTGCGTTACAAGCGAAGCAGGACGGGGCGGCGCAACCCTGATAGAACTGCGTACCGTGTACACGCTCGAAGATGCGATGAACATGCTAGAAGTCATCATGGTACGCAGGGCTAACGAATATCTTTCCGCACAAGAAGCAGAGCGCAAAGCACAGCAACAAAGATAACGGAGCAACCAAACCGTGAATATTCTTGATACCTACTTTTTTATGTTTGAGGCAGATGTCTCGAAGGTGAAAAAAGGCACCGACGAAGGCGACGTATCGCTGAAGAAGCTCAAAAAATCAGTGGATGACGTGGACCTGTCTGTCGATAAACTGGCATCGAACTTTGTGAATATGGCAAAGAATGCGGCCGGTGCGTTGGCGGGAGTGCTCGCACTTGGCGCAATCAAGGCGCTGGTCAACGACACAGCGGCGGCGACCGCCGCAACCGCGTTGCAGGCCCGCGCAATGAACATGTCCGTTGAATCGATGTCGGCTTATCAGGCGGCAACAATTTCAATGGGTGGCACCGCTGACCAGGCAGCAGCAACGCTTGGCAAGTTGCGCGATGGTTTCGTAGAAGTCGCACGGTTTGGTACCGTCGGTGTAAGTCCGATGACCATGGCATTTCAGCAATTGGGCGCGTCGGCACAGGTGATGCGAGAATCGATCAAAGACCCGACGCTTGCATTGTCTGCTATCGCGGATAACTTCTCGAAGTTGAATCGTACGCAACAGATTTTCCTTGGTCAGAAGTTGGGTCTTGACCAAGGAACCATCATGCTACTGGCACAGGGACGTCGCGCGTTTGACGAACTGATTGCCAAGGAACGTGAGCTACATGCGGTAACGCAGGAACAGGCCGACGCGTCGCTCAAGTATACGATTGCTCAGAAGGAACTTAGCCTGTCGTTTGAAGGGGTAAAACGTAGTATCGCGCAGGAGCTATTACCGGCGTTCACGTGGGTCGTGCAGGGTCTGGACAAAATGATTACGTGGATGTCTGAACACAAGGCCGTCGCAATCGCAACATTCGCCGCTATCGGGGCCGTGGTTGCTACCGTGCTTGTTCCGCCGCTGCTTGTTGCCGCTGGTGCCTTGTGGGCGCTTATAGCGCCTGTATTGCTTGCTGCTGCGCCTTTTATCGCGCTTGGACTGGCAATTGGGCTTGTGGTTGATGACATCGAAAAGTTTCGCAACGGTCAGGAGTCGCTGATTGGCGAAATTGTCTCGCGCTGGCCCATCATCGGTCGCATCGCGCGCAGCGTTGCTGAAATCGTGCAGATGTCATGGAAGCTCATCACTGACGCAATCAAGTGGGCAGCAAATGTGCTGCTCACGGAAGGCGCCGCCGCGTGGAACAAGTACAAAGGTGCATTGCAACCTATCGTTGACCTGTTCGAAAAAGGTGTTGGACTGGTTGAGAAATTCTGGCAATGGTTAGGCAAACTTGCCAGCGTGGCAATGCCAGCGTGGCTCGACAAACTTGGCAACTGGCTGGCTGGCGAAACGGGCGGCAAGTATGACAACATCCAGGGCGGTAGCAGTGCGCCGTCAACACCAGCCGCGACCGCACGTCTTGGTAACACCGGTACGGGGCGGCAGATTGCGACGTCGCTGCAAGGTATGGGATGGACGCGTGAGCAGGCGGCGGGCATTGCTGGTTCATTCATGCAGGAATCGGGCGGTAAGGCGGATGCGCTTAACTCATCGTCGGGCGCGTATGGTTTGGGCCAATGGTTGGGTTCGCGCCGCGCCGACTTCGAAAAATGGTCAGGTCATCCGCTCGAAGGGTCAAGCCTTGACGAACAGTTACGTTTCTTCAATTACGAAGTAACGCAAGGTAAAGAGCAATCGGCCGGCAAACGTCTGCGCGCTGCAACGACCGCAGAGGAAGCGGCCGACATTCATTCCAAGTATTACGAACGTCCCGGTTCGGCAGAAGCCAACAACGCCCGGCGCGAAGCATATGCAGCACAGATTTATGCCGGGCAGGCGCAGATCAACGCGGCCGATAGCAGTCCGCTCGCGCAACCCGGCGCAGGCGGTGCAACAACTAACGTTGGCGGTGCAAGGACAACACAGGTGACCGTGGGTGACATCAACGTGCACGCTGCTGACAACCCGCAAGCTACAGCAAAAGCCGTGCAAGATGCATTGAAGCAACACATCAATAACGCCGTCGACCAGCATACTGACGGCATCGCGGGGTAACCATGGGTTTCACGAACATCGTTGGTAACGCACAGGGTACATTAGGTGCAATTAACAACATTGCTCAGAGCGTGTTGTCGCTGTTTGGCGTGGACGTCGTTGGTATTTATGACAACGACACGTTTGAGCAATTGTTCCAGACTGCGCGGCCGATGAAAGCGAACATCAACCGTTCCGCAAAGATCATGGAGCATCCGATTGAAACCGGGTCGGTTGTACAGGACTTCATGATTATCCAGCCGGTCGACATCGAGCTATCTATGGTGCTTGCCAGCGATGGCGAATATCAGGCCGTGTATCAGGCTATTAAAGGCTATTTTCTGAGCGGTACACAAGTATCGATTCAGACTAAAGCCGATGTGTTTCCAGACATGTTGATTCAGGCGATGCCGCACGAAGAAAGCGCCGACATGTTTGACGCCATCCCGCTTGCCATCAAATTGCGACAAATCCAGATGGTCACGGTTCAGTATCAGGCGCTTACGGCCAGTAATGTGCAACAGCCACAGGACCAGTCAACTGTACAGACCGGCGCGCAGCAACCGCAACAATCGGCGCTGTATCAGATCGGTAGTTTTTTAGGGGGTATCTTCAATTGATGCCGATTAACTTGCAGGCGATTCCGAATCAGGAACCGACCTTTACCGCAGACGGCCAGCAATACGACATCCGAGTCTGGTTCGATGGCGACGACATGATGTTCATGGATGTCACCGTAAATGGTGCCGTGGTTGCATCATCGTGCCCGTGTCTCGTTGGTCAAATGGTCATCCCTTACGAATACCTCGAAGGTGATGGCGGCAATTTCTTCTGGACAACTGCCAGCGGCGGCAACCCGAATTATGAGAATTTTGGTGCGGGCGACGTGCTGCTATACGCGAGCAACGCAGAAATGGTAACGGGCCGCGCGACGATTGCCGCGAACGCGCAAACAATCACACTTGCATCCAATCAGGCGGCATGATGTTTGACGATCGTATCGTAAAGCTGGTATTCACATGGGGTACTGAAAGCGCCACGATTGATACGTCAATGGGTGACCCCAAAGAGCCGCCGCTGATCGTTGCGACCGGTAGCAAGTTCGTTGACGTGACGCAGAACGAATGCTCGATTCAAATCGCCAACCTGTCGCGGCAGTTGCGCAATTCGCTGGCAACGAACCTGACACCATTCGACTATAACCAGGTGCGCAAGTCTGTGCAGGTATGGGCGGGCCGCATCAGTACCGGCATGTTCTTGCGTTATCAGGGCGACATCGTTACGGCGGTGCCGTCACAACCGCCTGACATCATCATGAATATCCGGTCGCGCACCATGCAGTTTTACAAGAATGATCTTGTCGCGCAATCGTATGGCATCACTGCACCGCTATCGCAGATATCGCAGAACATCGCGAGTCAGATGGGGCTCAATCTGCAATTCGAAGCGACCGACCGCAACATCGCAAACTATGCGTACAACGGCAGCACCGCAGGGCAGGTAACAAAGCTTCAGTCACTTGGTGCAGTAGATGCGTATGTCGATGACAACACATTGGTGTGCAAGGATAAGGGCGTTGCGTTGACGAACACCGCATTCGTCTTGTCGCCTGATAGCGGAATGATTGGTCAGGTTGAATTGACCGAATATGGCATCCGTGTCAAATGCCTGTTATCGCCGGGCGTAAAGTTAGGTGGCATTCTGACGTTGCAGAGTGTGCAAAATCCGTCACTGAACGGCAATTACACTATCTATAGAACCGGCTTCGAAATCGCTACACGTGACGTTGCGTTTTACGACATCATTGAAGCAACGAAGTATCCACAAATGTTCTGGACTAACAGCCTGCCATCATGAGCACACCACTTATACCCGATAAACCACCATCCATTGATGGTGACCTTGGCGGCGCGCTATCGTACATTTTCCGCAAGCTGATGATGAAAACGGACGGCCAGTTGCCTGCCCGCATCATCAGTTATAACCGCGCCACAAACCGCGCGATGGTTCAACCACTCATCAGCATGATTAGCACCAGCGCGCAACGCGTTGGACGCGCGCCTATCGCCGCCGTGCCGGTACTTGCTATTGGTGGTGGTGGCCTGTTCATCAACTTTCCGCTTGGCCCTGGTGATCTTGGATGGATTGAAGCGAGCGACCGCGACATTTCGCTGTTCCTGCAAGGCGCACAAATGTCATCACCTAACGATGGTCGGATTCATTCGTTTGAGAACGGCCGGTTCATCCCCGATGTGTATGACCGATGGACATTTACGCTTGATGACGGGGCGCTCGTAATCAGCACGCTTGACGGTTCAACGCGCATTGTCATGTCAGAAGGTAAAATTAACCTGATTGGTGCTGATATCCAGATCAACGGCACGACGGTTGAAATCAACGCGTCTTCGTCAATCAGCATCAACA